ATAGTCACGATACCTACTCCTAGTTCTGCTGCCAGTTTGGACAGCCTGACGGACAGATCAGCCAAGAATTGTTCTTTGCTTTCTTCTGCCGCTACACCTGCACTGATGTCCTGTATCGGTTCGAAGAACACGTACTGTACACCACAGGCTTGAGATAGATACCTGATTTGTGACAATAAGTCAAGGGGGTCATCCTCATCATTCAAATAAAATTGGTATAGCCTCTCGTCTTTAGTCAAGTCCTTGATAGCATCTTGGACTAGACCATCCATACCCTTGTCTTCAATCAAGTCCTTGCGGGTAAGGTTCTCGTTGAGGTGGTATGACACCAAGCCTAGCAGTGACCGTAGTTTAGTCTCTTCCATGTGCCATATGGCTATCTTGATCTCAGGGTACTGGCTGAGGATACGGTACTCAAGGTACCGCATGAACTCAGTCTTACCTATACCTGTCTGTGCCTTGAAGAGTGTGAAGTGTCCCTGCATCAAGCCTAGGCACATCTCGTCAAACTCTGCCAGTCCTGTCTCGACATAGACATGATCATCTGCCTTGTTGTACAGGCCAAGGAACTGATCCGTTGTGTTGATCACATTCTCTGGTGTGTACTTCTTGGCGTTGAACCATGCAGCCTTGAACTCCTGTGTTGCACCCGCCTGTAAGAACTCGTTAGCATCCTTGTACTTGTCGTGTGGTACACGATAGACTTTGTTCGGGTACATCTTGGCGATCTTGTGGGCGATAGCATTACCTGCCTCGTCGTTGTCGATAGACAGGATGATCTTGTCGAAGGATGACAACCAGTCGTGTACGTTTTCCCACAGCTTGCGTGAGGGCTTGGCTGAGGGTAGTGACACCACAGGGTTCGAGTACTTGGGGTTGTGCATCATCTGATAGACAGACATAGCATCAATCTCACCCTCTGTGATGGTCACAGTCTTGGATGTCCCTGCGTTCCATAGGTTCATACCGAATAGTTCGTCAGACTTGAATCCGTCCTTTGCACGGAAGTCCTTCGGGAATAGTCGGGACTTCACCCCGCCTGATGGATAGACATAGTCCTGATACTGTTCTTCACCCTTGCTGTTCAGGTATGTGTAGCATCCGTAGAACTTCATGGTGTCTGATGTGATCCCACGCATCCCACGATAGATAGCTGTCATCTTTTCTAGTGTGACTACCTCAGCATCCTTGAACGCCCTGTCGATACGTTGTTCCATATCATCTCCTGATTCCCAGTATTCACAGCCGAAACAATAACCGTGTCCGTCTGAATACCGTGCTAAGTTATTCTTCGATCCGCATTCAGGGCAGGGTTCATGTTTGACAAAGGTGCTGTCACTCTTCATCATATCCATTGTCTTTCCTTCCAAAGGGTTCGTCATTGTACCCGTTCCAGTATGCAGCTTTTTGTTCCTTTGTCAAGCCCTGTTCTTTCCATGATGACGGATCACCAGTGCGTCCGTAGTATGCATCTATTGCACCCTTGTCATAAAAAAAATTATTTTTCATCTTGACAATCCTGTAATTCTTCGTATAATAGGGCTGTGCTCTGCGCAGGGTCAATATAACTATTTATATTATCCTCGTACAGATCATCTACATTTTCCATATCGTCAATGATCTTGTCATATCCCATCTGGAACCAGTGGTTTCTGTATGGTGCTTGCATTAGAATGGTACCTCTTCGTTATCTGTTGTTGGTTTCCAGACCATATCATAGTTGAACATGGCAAGCAAGAACTCTTGCAGTGTTCTACCCCATAGTTCATTAGTCATCATCGTCATCACAACATCCACCTGTTCTTAGCAGGATACCCTGCATAGTCAACAGTCTTTCTATTGTCTCTAAGCAATCCTTCTTACTGTCAAACGTAATCCAGAACTCATTACTTGTTATGTCATTCCACAAAAGGTATTCATCCCTCTTGGTTATCGTGTTTCGTTGTGTTGTCATTCTTAGATTGTAATTAGTCATAGCCATACTTCCAGTGTTTAAAACATTCCCAACAGTGATCCTTGCCTAGTGCTTTGTCTATTAACCAGACAAGGTTTCTCTGATCATTCAAGTACCAGACATAGTTTCTGGCACTGAATGTCTGGAAGGGTTGACCGCCAAGTATTGCGTTTAGTGTGACTGACAACCCTATCCCGATATTGTAGAGATATTTAGGCATTGAGCATTGCTGCAATTTGCTTTGCCTTGTTCTTGCTGACTGGCAAGACACCAATCTTTAACAAGACTTGGATGCGATAGATCACACGTTGATCGTATTCGTTTAATTCGTCTGCGATTTGACGGATTGACTTGCGGTAATAGTCCTTGACAAGTGCCTGATCAATTACTTCGTAGCCTGTACGGTATGTGTACATCTTTGCACGTGTCATATGTTTTGTGTATGGTGCATAGATTTTTTCGTTGATAGTGTTTGGCATGATAGCCTCCTATATGTTTAAAGGTTTTGTTTCCATGCAGGTTAGCATGTATAGACAGACTGAAACAATCTGTCCAAGATGTCAACCCTTTCTTAATACTTTTTTACTTTCTCTACGATTGTGTCAACCATGTTTCCGATAGTATAACATAGACGACAGTCTTTACACTGTTGACCTGTACAGTTTTGACGTTCAACATATTCGTCAGCTTGCACATTATTGAATGTCTTGTCAAAACCTCTCGGCGGTTTGGACATGATGTGTCCTTTCTTGGGGTTTGAATATATCAAGATCATGTTGTCTGGTTTCTCGTTATCACGTAGCCAACGATTGACAATGTCTACACGTTTTGTCCATAGGGTAAAGACGCACCAAGGATTGTCCTTAACTATTGCTATGAGGTTCTCAAGGTGTTGCATGTTGATCAATTCACCGTGGGCATTGAACCTAAACATTGCTGCATTGATCCGTGGCACCTCTTGCGGTTCTAGTGGTCTACTAGACAACAAGTCACTGTTCCGTTGCAATGCTGGTTGCATGTTCTTTCTGTATGTCCTAAGCATTGTGTGACTGTAACAATCACCACAGATATTCTCACCAGTTTGCTTGCCCTTGTCATGTTGCTTGATACAATATTCATTCGTTGCGGTGTTGGTTGATATGGCTAGGAAACCGTCAAGTTTGCCAGTCATCTTTGATATGTGTACCTTGGCTGTCATTAGTCTTGTTCCTCTCTTGGAAGTAGCTTGTTCTGTTGGTACTGTCTTGCTATGAAGTTATGCATAAACATTGCCCCATGTAAACCATCAGCCCCTAGTTCTGATAACATTTTATTCAGTTCTTCATCTGTTTCTGGTGTGTGCCAGTATCCGTGTTCTTTCAGTTCAAACATTTTTCTTTCCTCTGTTGATTGATAAGGATACACTAGGTAGGAGGATGCGTTCCAAGGGAGGTTGAACAAACCTAGCGTACCCATAACAATCAACAAGACACACTCACCCCAACTTTGACGGACTGATTCAAGTCACCGTTCTACAGCCCCCATGTGGACTCTGTGCGTGGCAAAGTATTTGTGCCTTGTCTTTTCGTTTCTGTACTTTCACAGTGTCAGACAGTTTAGAGAATGTCAAGTCTTTAGTTTGTCTTTGTGTGTAGGGCTTTCCACCGTACTTGTCTAAAGGTGTCAGCATCTAATCAGGATCAAGGCGTTTAAGCTACTCTGTTTAGAAGTTATTCGCTTTCGATGATTAAGTTATGACATGACAAAAAACATAATGCAATAGAAAAAACGGATAGGTTAGATTATCCAAAAGGATAGTCCCTTATAAATAATAATGTGTAATAATATAACACACTATAATTTATCCTTATGGGTAGGATTAGGCTATACGAAAGGATTCGTTTGGTATCAATGGTTTAGAGTAGTTATCCTTTAAGTGATCACATTTCCCATAAGAATCACTTTTGTGATCACAAATAGTACTTACGGATAGGATAACACTCCAATAGGGCGGGGGTATAAATCCTTTAGGTATAGACCCTACCCGAAAAGGGGGCATGGGGGTGCCTTCTGTATGTACAATACGTAAAGAAATTTTCTCAGAAAAATTCCTGACAGGTAAAAATAACAACAAGACAAAATAAAACCCCTGCTAGTACAACCTAGAAGGGGTGAATCTGGATGTGGTTACTTGAAATAAAGATACTTGAAGTAAAGATACTTTAAGTAAAGATACTTTAAGTAAGGGATAGTTTGTTTATTAGATATATACTATAGGGCATCCGTAACGGATAATTTATTATAGCAATTCTTTACAATCCTGTCAATAGTTACGTAACGTCACTTTAACATTTTTTAAAATAGTACAAAAAAGTATTGACAAAGTAATCTATAACGTGCTATCATAACACAAGTGATTCGTTTTTTCCGAGGGCATCTGTGCCTTTGGCTTAGAATAGGGAATAACCATGTTCACCTTTGAGCAACTCAAGACATCTAATGGGATTACAAGAACTAAGAGCTTGTTCTACGAGTTGTCCTACAACGATCCTGAGTATGCTATCTTCACCACAAAGGAACAGGATCACCTCCTACCTGACGGACGCAAGATGGTATCCCTACAGCAACTCTACGTAGCTATGGTACCTAACGATCCTACAGAATACGAGTTTGCTCAGACTGTCTTTGGTTCATGGGAAGTCTGGGAGAAGATCAAGAAAGCACCTCAGATAGCACCATACGTCAAGAGATGGCAGAACGAAGTAGAGATCAAGGTTAAGTCTCAAGCTATACAGGCTATAGCAATGGAGATGAAAGAGGGTGGTCGTTCATCCTTCAGTGCAGCTAAACTTCTTCTAGAAAAAGGCTGGCTAGATAAAGACAATGCTTCTCAAGCAAAGAAGAAGCTACAACAAAAAGAACAACAAGAGCAGGACAAACAGGCATTGGCTTTACTGTCAGAGGATGCCGATAGGTTAGGGATTAAAATTCAATAATGGCTAAGAAACCTACAATCACATCAATTACCTCTGGGTACGCCTCAACGAATACCCTTAACGATAACTTCGAAGCGTTAAGGGATGCGTTTGATAACACATTGTCTCTCGATGGGTCAACACCCAATTCAATGACATCAGACCTCAATCTGAACAACAATGATATCCTGAACGCCTCTCGCATTCTAGTAGGCGGTGTAGACTACATAGCCACAGCATTGTCATATAAAAACGATGCGGAGACAGCTAAGACAGCAGCTGAAGCAGCACAAGCGGCAGCTGAACTTGCCTATGATAATTTCGATGATAGATACCTAGGGTCTAAAGCATCAGACCCAACCGTAGACAATGATGGTAATGCATTGTTAGATGGTGCATTGTACTACGATACAGTTAACACAGTAATGAAATTCTACGATACAAGTACATCCACTTGGTATCGTACAACACCTACCACATCTGACCAAGCTAACATCGACATCGTAGCTGGTAATACAACGAACATCAACACAGTCGCTGGTATCTCTTCAGATGTCACAACAGTGGCAGGTATTAGCAGTGACGTGACAACTGTAGCTGCCGATGGCACTGACATTGGGACGGTAGCAACTAGCATCTCAAACGTAAATACAGCTGCTACTAACATCTCGAATATCAATACAGTAGCTGGTATTTCAGCTAATGTAACAACTGTCGCTGGTAACACAACTAACATCAATACAGTTGCAACTGATATATCAAATGTAAACACCGTTGCAGGTCAGACAACTAACCTACAGAACGTAACGGATAACCTTACAGCTATCCAGAACGCAGCCACAAATGCAACGAATGCTGCAACATCAGCATCTAACGCAGCCACTTCAGCTTCTAATGCATCTACATCAGAAACAAATGCTGCAAGTTCAGCTACAAGTGCAGCCGCAAGCGCAGCAGCCGCAGCGGCAAGTGCTGACTTCTTCGATGATGTCTACCTAGGCTCTAAAACATCAGACCCATCAACAGACAACGATGGGGATGCCCTAAATGCTGGTGACTTATACTTCAATACTACAAGTAATAACCTAAAGGTCTACTCAGGGTCAGCTTGGCAGGATGCAGCTGTAGATAGCTCAGGCTTCGTTCAGACCACTGGCGATACCATGACGGGTAACTTGAGCTTTGGCGACAACGACAAGGCCATCTTTGGCGCAGGGTCTGACCTACAGATTTACCATAATGGAACAAACTCTCTTATTGCTGATGTCGGTCAAGGCCAATTATCTCTGCAAAGTAATGGTGCTGGGATAACACTTTGGGATAGTGCAAACTCACAAGAATTGGCTCAGTTCTACACAGGGAATGTAAACAAAGGCGTTACGCTGTCAAGAAATGGCGATGAGAAACTCGCCACCACCTCCACAGGTATTAACGTAACTGGCACTGTCACGGCTGATGGGCTGACTGTGGATGGGGATGCTTTTGTCCAAGGTTCATCAGGAGCCACTCTAACGCTTAAAAATAC